GCCACCGCTATCGCCTCAAGACAAGTGATATACTTATCACGAAGAGAAGTTAGGGTAGCAAGGGGTAGCCCGATGAAATCACCCTTCGCCATTATCAAACTCACTTTCTGTCAAACTTGCGGGCGAGACTTTCAATCGCCCATACAAGGCCGCACCAACGATGTTCATACACTCGCAATCCATTAAGTGATTATGCTTCCCGACTTGTTTCCATACAAGCCTTTCCCTTCCAGTCATAGGATTTTTCACCCGCACCTTCACCTCTGCCTCGATATGCACTCTCCAAACATCGGGGGTATCGAGAGCGATGTAGCCGGGTTCTTTGATTAGGTTAGATAGGATGTCTTTGATTGATGGGTTCGACCAACGCCAAACTGGGCAGAACTTCCACTTCCACCCAGCCCTAGATTGAACCGCCTTACCGCTGAATGGGTCTCCATTGGCAATTCGAGCGTAGGGGCGTTGCAGTTTTTGCTCCCCCACAATTTCGGAGAAGCTAGTGCGGTCTGAACCAACCAAAGCGATGTAGCCGTTCACGCAACAGTTGTAGTACACTAGCCTCGTCTGATCGCCCGAATCGCAGAAAACGCACTTCGATTCCACCCCAAACTCATCTGCCTTGGCCTTAATGTCTCCCCAAGTCTCTAGACTCCCAGCCCACACAAGCCTCGATCTGCCCTCAATGTCCCAAGCCCTCACAACGCACCAAGCGTGGAAACCCCCCGCCTCTTGAATATCACAAGCCATAATCAGCTTCTCATTCACTCTGACCTCGCCCATCTTGTAATCGCCGGCCACAATCTCCATCTTCTCGCTTTCGTGTTCCATCCAAGGCTCTGCTAGAACTCGGTTCACGAAGTCTTGTAGGCCAATGATTCCGCTGTGCTTGTCTTGCAAGAACTTCACCGCCAAACTTCCGAAGGACACCCAAGGGGCGTAGAGACCATTGAGATGATAGGAGCGTCTGGCTGGTTCGCCTTTTAGGTTGGTTGCCCTCCACTCGCCCTCTCGAAGCATCTTGGTTTTCTGTCCGTCTGTAATCTTTTCTTTGCACCCCTCGCACTCGTAGTAGGTGCTTGATTTCACTAGCTTAAAATCATAAACCCCATCTTCAATCTTGGCCGCCTCGTCCCACTTCACTTGCCCCCAGACTAGCTTCTGCTTATGCCCACAATGAGGACAAGGAACAAAATAGAAACGCATATCCCCTTTTTGCCACTCGCTCCAAATGATTGAGTCGGCAGTTGTTGGGGTACTGGTTGCTATGATGAGATGGTTTGGGTAGGTGCTGACTCGTGCCTCTGCTAATTGAACTGGGTTAGCCTCTCGCCCCGAACCTGCTTGCTCTGGGAACTTGTCCACCTCATCCATACAGAGCAAAGCAATCGAGCGACTAGAAAGAGCAGAGGGGCTAGTACCAGCCCACCATACCGAGCATCGCTTAAAGTGTTGCTCTAGGATTTTTATTTTGTCGGTGTTGTCTGGCTTTTCTTTGGCTAGGGCTGGGCAGTCATCAATCATTGGCAACCACCTAGTTTCCGTGAATGATCTGGCCAAATGCTCGCTTGGCATCACCCACAAGGCTGGGCAAGGTCGTTCTGCTATTCGGTACGCTAGGCCAGCTAGAATCGTTGTGGTCTTACTTGTCTGTGCTCCCCATACCAATACCACCCGCCGAATCGAATCATCGCCAAAAGCCTCTAGCGGTTCACGGACATAGGGCGTGAGGGTTGTCGAATACGCACCGGGTATGTTCGTAACCCTAGCCGAAAGGGTTAAGTTTTTCTCTGCCCATTCTGGGATTGAGAGTTGTTCCCTTGGCTCAAACAAAAGGCGAGCAAAGTTCTTGGCCTCATCAATCTGGCTCATCTCTTAACCAGATAATCTTTTGCGTATGCCCAAGCGGGGTTCATATGGATTTGATGATGGCATTCAAAGCACACCGCCAAGAAAAACTCTACCTCGTTTAGCCTATCCCCAAACCTTCCTCGCCTATGGTGAACTTGGCTAGCCATCTTGCACTTGCAGACTTGGCAGACTGGATTGTTGGTTAGAAACTTCTCACGAACATCTTTATAGATTTCGTTCTGGCCTTTTCTCTTTGCAGATACTCGCCGTAGTTTCCCGCCTTGCTTGAGTGGGGTTTTGCGTTTAAGGGGAGAGCGTTTCATCGGTCAAGGAATGGAAGCACTATGCCAAGGATTGCGATTGCTACCAGCAAAACAATAAAGCACTCGTTCATTTGAAAGCTCCTTCTGCTTTCTGAATGGTCACGAAGATTTGATCAATGCCCTCTTGAATAGCCCTTTTAGCACATTCTGGGTCGCTGGGATTTGCTCTTGCGGCCAAGCTCGAAGGCATAGCGTCCATTAGGTTTCTAATTGCTCCTAGCCATTTGCCGAACACTTCTCGCACCTCGTCCATTCTCACTAGCACTCTGGTTACTTCCTCGAATCGGGCGTGTTCCATTTCGGCCTCTGCGACTCGCTTTTTTGCCTCGCCCCATCCTTGAACTGCCGACCGCATAGCGACTGGGTTCTTGTTTGTGGCCGCCGTAGCGACCAACGAGTAAGCAACTACCTCGGCTTGCTTCGCTCGATTCAATCTGCCAAGCGAGCTTGTCGATTTGTATGACTCGGCATCCAATTCCTTCGATGGCTCGGAGGAGTTCTGCGGTGGTATTGAACTGATCTCGGTCTTGCTCACCCTTTTTTGATTCGCCAGCTTCCAACGCTCTGCATCGCTCACGCTTGTAAGTGGCATCCCTGCTTTTACGAACTTTGAAATGGCCGCCCTTGAGACATTCCATTTTGAGGCTAGGTCTGTTTGTCTTATCATTTCTCACAAGGGCTTTCCACACGCCAAGCATTTCTCGCCCCCTCCACCCTCTTCGCCTTCTGGATTGGTTGCTTCCATCATCTTTCCAATCTCATCCAAGCTGAACCCGGTAATATCAATATCAATCTCCCCCGCATCTAGTTCCTCTAGGATGTCTTTGAGTTGGGGCATATCAAATTCGCCACTCAACTTGTTAAGGGCAAGGTTGGCCGCTTTCTCTTGCGTCTCATCCAACCACACCGCCCACACATCGACCTCATCTTTGCCAAGTGCCGAATAGCACTTTAGCCTTTGATGGCCTCCAACGATGTTCCCAGTTTTTGCGTTCCAAGTTATTGGCTGAAGATTCCCAAGTTCGCTCAAAGATTTTGTGAGCCTACCCAACGCCTCGGAAGTAATTTTTCTGGGATTGTATTTTGCTGGCGAAAGCTCGCTGATTTTCTTTGTTACTAAAGAGGGATATTTCATAAGTTCAAAAAAGTTACGCAGATTTTCTTTTGTAAGTGGTTAACCAAAAGATTCTTAAGTTAACTCCCACAAAAAAGTCGCGGCTAGGAACCTGTCTGTAGGGTTTGGGCAAACTAGGAGTCTCCTAACTCGTTGATACACCGCATACTTACGCAAGCTATGTAAGTGTGCGTAGTTATAGGCACTTATAGAGTGTGCCATATTGTCCCAGTTGCAAGTCCTTGTAGTCCATAGCTTTACGCATAATGCGTAACCTACTAGTAAATCAAGCACTTGCAAAAGCCACCTTTTGTAAGTCGCATATCCCTTTCGGGTATGTGCCTTATGGGTCATAGCTCGCCCCCTGCCTCCTTGTAAGCCTCAACGATAGGGCGTGCCTCCTCAACGAACTGGGTACGCTGGGCGGGTGTCCATTGGGCTGGGGTCTTGCGTGCGAGCCATTGGCGAGCCTTGATTATGTAGCTATGCCAAGCCTGCTCGGCCTTGGGGTTCGAGGTCTCGATGGGGTCGGGTAGTAGCCCAGTCCATAGTGCCAACTGCTTGAGGCCACTAGGGCTAGGGGCTTGCAGGGATGGCCTTGCCTTGGCCACACGCTCATACCGCCTAGCTTGCTCACCGTTTATTCCAGCTACCTCTTGGATGGTGTCGAGGTCTAGCCCCTCCACCCTTGCCGATAGGAGCAAGTCGCCAGCGTCTGCGGCTAGTCCTATGGCCTCCCCCATCTGCTCG